GGACACTTTTGGTGTGAATGGTTTGAAGGTGACCATTATAGCATTGACTATGCTTGGCACAATAATAAATTAGAACCAACTACAACAACAGTAGGAACTAAAGAGGGTTTAAAGTTTACACAATGGACCAAAATTGCTAACGTAGATAAGAAGCTACCGGATTGGTTTGACCATTTTGATGATGTTGAAGAACTCAATGTAGAGTTTATAGGAGACAAACTAATTGAAGTGCATCTGCGTAGCGGTAATGACATTGTGCATGATGACCCTATTGGAACTAAAATGATTCCACATTGGAAGGACAGTGATCCAGATTATATTAACATGTTAAAGGAAAGTTGGACTTACCATAACAACTACGGTGATGATGAAGCTTATGATGCTTCAGGTTATATTGATAATCCACGTTTAGGTTATCTTAAACTTAAAGGTTGACTTTACTTTATACCTGTGTTATAGTATTACTATAATAACAGCTTAGGAACACAACATGGAATTTGCAAACTTTCTTTTAAAATGTACGTTATGGTTCTTTGGAATCATATTAGTAATTGCTTCAGCTCCTTATTGGTTATCCTGGTTAATTGCTTAACAGTCATTGGGGTGTAGCCAAGCGGTAAGGCATCGGGTTTTGATCCCGTGATCGTTGGTTCGAATCCAGCCGCCCCAGCCAATCACAAACGCATGTTGGTTCTTTGTGTATAAATATCAATATAGATATTTCCAAAAATAAAGGAACCAAAACCAATATGCCACAAATTAAAAAAGCAATGACGGAAGTTAGGATTCCGTTTAACAAAATGAGTTTTACTCCAGACGTGCCTAGTGCGGCATTGGCAGTTAACGAATACAATTACGGTGCAAACGTTGAAACGGATGTGCGAGGAATAAGAAGCGTAAGCGGAGAAGAAGCAGTCTTTAATACTGTAGGTAGGCGTGGATGCTTTTTAACAGGTGGCTTTAGAAGTGATGATAACTTTTGGTTTATTGCCGCCAACACACAAACTTTTACAGCAACAACTGGCGCAAGTGGTGATGGTGCTACAGCAACACTAACGTTTGACAACCCAGCAGTAGACTTTGGTAGATACAGCATTGGTGAAACGGTGTTAGTTGAAAATGTTGATCCAGCAGGTTATAATGGAACACATCAGATCACAGGTACAACTAATACTTCAATAAGTTATGCGAGTACACAAACTGGAGCACAAGTGTCACCAGGTTTAATCACAGGTGCTGGTGGATGGCAATGTAGGAATCCAAAAACAGGAGGCTGGTCGGACATTACACCCGTAACTGGTTATGCTGGGTTTGATCCAGCTACAGGAACTACACCTTGGCCTTATCAGTTTGTTACAAACATAACACATTCCTGGAACGGTACAATACCTTTCTTTAACGATGAAAACAATCCACCAATGTTTTGGCCAGAAACAGAACGCTTGAGCTTCCCAGTAACAGGAGCAACAGGAGATGGCGTAACAGTTACAATTACATTTCCCACACAAGCAGTACAACCTTGGCAAATTGGAGATACTGTACAAGTAGAAGGTGTTCGTCCAGCTACAGGTGTTGGTCCATTTCAAGGTTTCAATGCACTTGCAACAGTTACAGCGGCAACCACTTCAAGCGTGAGTTACTTGGATCCATTTGTTGGAACATATGTTAGCGGAACGGGTTGGATAGAAGACCCAATTCCAAAATTAACAATGTATTCAAATGAAATCCCAAAGAACATTCAAGACATTGTTTTTGTTAGTGCAACCACACAACGCATCAACTTGCGTAACACACTGGCAACTGCGCCGTTTACAGGTGGAGACCAAATTGTTATTAGCAACGTAAACAGTTTCTTCAATGGTGTGTTCACTGTTGTTAGTTCAACCACAACCTCTATTGATTATCTTGCCACTCCAGGAGCCGCATGGCCTGGCGTTACATCGGGTGTTGTGAGCCCACGTTACTCATGGAACTATAATCCAGAATGGAGTCGAGTACATGCAAAGTTTATGCGACTGTACAACACACCAAATGTAGGTAGTATCCTGGTTGCTGGAAACTTGGTTGCAACAAATGCCGCCACAGGCTTTACGGAAAACTATCCTGGTACAGTACAATGGTCACAAGCGTTTGGACTTAACCAAGCTCCGGACCTTTGGGAACCAACTGTTGCAAACGTGGCCAACCAGTTAGAAGTACCCTTACGTGGTGAAGCTGTAGATGCGTTTGCATCAAACGGACAGTTATTCATCAGTTCATATTGGGACACCGTGGTGTTTAGCCCAATCAACTATTCAACAACAAGTGCACCAATACTAGGTGTGCGACTGTTCTCAGAAGGTCGTGGATTGTTAACCAGCAACTGTTTTGCAAGCACAGATAAAATAACCTATGGTGTTGATGCTCGAGACATATGGGCGTTTGATGGACAGAGCTTTAGAGGCATTGGTGACCAGCGTGTTAAGAACTGGTTTTATGATCAGTTGGATCCACTGTATGTACAGCGTATTCACACACAAATTAATACAACACGTAACCAATTTGAAATATACTACACAACAACAGAAGCAACCAATGGTGTGCCAAATAAAATGTTAGCATATAGATTTGACATTGACAGTTGGCAAGCGCCACGTGATGTTGATAGAGCAACGTTTAGTTGTGAATCACCAATTTGGAGATTAAACAACACATTGCCACCACCATATTATGGACGTACTCCATATCTAATTGACAGAGCTAGTAGAACTGTGTTTTACATCAGAGGCACGTTTGACGCAAAGCTGGTACAAAAAGATATAGGCTACAACTTTATAACAAAAAATGATGGTCCAGGTGATACAGTAATTCCAATTGCTAGTGAATTTAGACGAGACAATATTAAATTGCTTCCAGAATACAGCGGCAAGCTAATGGTGCACCGTATACTTCCAGAAGTTGTAAACTTAAACAACAATGAACTACCAATTGATCCAAGCATTAGTTTGGCAACGACTTCAGTTGTTGGAGATGGTGTTGAATGTACTATCTCATTTGCCGCACAATCAGTAGCGCCTTTTAACGTTGGTGACACCATTGTAGTTGCTGACACAGACAATGCATCATTTAATGGCATACAAACTGTTAGTGATTGTACAACAACAACTGTTAAATTTTTATCAGTAACAGTTGCAACGTCTGGGACACAAGGCACAGTAAGTACAAACTTAGTTGGTAGCATTGGCATACAACTTGAGGGTGCTAATAGTGTTGGACAAACACCACAGCAAACCACAGCAGTTACAATGACAACAAACACAGACTCACCTTGGTGTCAGTTTAGTAATAATGCATATCGTGTTAACACAATAGAAATCTCAAACAGTAGCATTTACAACATTTGGCATTGTAGTGCAACAAGCTGGCAGTACACACAAACGGAAGATGACCGCTAATGGCACAATTTCCTGTAACCACCGGAGATCCACAAGGTGTTATTGATGGTGTAAACTATTTGCTGTCTGGGCCTAGTGGATTAGGACAAAACTTTGCTGGACGTTCATTTAGTGATCAAGCATGGTTAACTGGCAATGGTAGAACACCCTATGTTACAACTCCAATAGCATTAGAAGCAAAAGGTGCTGATGGATCCTTTGACATTGTTGTGACAGACATTTCATTATTTGATATTCCAGGTACAACCTATAACGTTACTGGATTAAACATTGGTGCGTCAGCACAAACAGTTAGCATTAACACAACCACATTTACAATTACACTAAGCGTTGCAAATGTTGGTCCTGTTGCTGGTCCTGTAGAGTTTAACATAGTAACACCACCGCAGTTATACGTTGCACCTATTGCACTAGCAAGTTGTACACAAGTTGATAGTTTTACATACAACTTTGTTTTTGGTGCGGCACAGCCAACACCACCTTTTAGAAATGGTAACAACGTTAGAGTGTTTGGTGTAACACCAACTGCTTATAATAGAACATACTTTGGTCCTGGTGTTGTAGATTGTACTACAACAGATGTAACAGTTCAGTTTACAAACGCAGAAGCCAATCCAGGTCCTGGCACTGGAGGTAGTATTACATTTGCCAATACTAACCAGCCTACAAACAATCCATCAACTGGCTTACCACGAGATACAAATTTTATATCTACAGACTGTTTAGGAAGAGCCACAGTACAAGGCGCACAAGATCAAGTATTTTTAACAGCACAAATTAGCAACTTAGCTAGTTACGTACACACACCAGGTACTCCAGCAGACGTTGAATACACAGTTGCAATCAACAGATACAACAGTTTTGAATTTTTTGATGGTGCAAGTAGAAGTGGTAAAGAAGATGACGTGTTGTTTTCCTTTGATCAGACTATTGCACAAAAACAAATATTAGTTACAGGACTTGGCTCACCAACAGGTATTATTGACCCAGGAGGTAGTGGCAACGGTATTGACACAGTATTCTCAGGTGTGCTAGATACACCACCACCAGGATATTACTTGTATAGATTGGAAGTAGCATGGCGTGTTTATAATACATCAGCAACACAATTACAAGTTAATCAGAGTGAAGTAGGACTACGTGGAATTACAGTTCAAGTAATTAAAGAATAACCCGCAACTTATTTTATATAAATAAGTTTAAACTTAAAAAGGACACAGCTACCCATGGCACAAAATTATGATGATTATAAAGCACCCGTAGGTGCATTTATCGAAGAAGTAGATATTGAAACTGAAACAATGGAAAAAGATAAAAAGAAAAAAGATGAGTCCGGCGACAGTATTAAAGCGTATGCACAAATGCTTCAAGACATGGGTGGCGAAGATAGCATATTAGCACACATTACTCCAGATGAAGCAGACTTGCTTAAAATGTTAGGTGGTTCAGGAGATGTAAGTGCATTAACTAGTTTAATGATGTTTAATCCAAATGGTACTCAAGTAGACGAAGAAGAATATAGAACAAACATTGCACAACAGTTAGATGCAGAGCTAAGTCCAGTAACACCAGAACAATCACCACAAGTAAAACTTATTCCAATTGAAGGATATGGTTCTTTACAAATTGGTCAAGAAGGTGCGTATCCAGTAAGCACTGGTCCAGACTACGAAACAGACAGTGATGTACAATCAAAATACTATTGGGGTGTTAATAAAGCTGATGCACCAGAAACACCATTTGGTAGGCAAACTCCAATGCCATTGTTAACAGCAGAAGCATATGCTCCTCCAGGAGCGGCTCCAACTGGATTACCAAGTGCAGGAACTGCTGGTGGCAAATCAATGCAAGGAATGTTTGACGAAGATGAACGCAAGAGACTGTTCGGATAAGTTAGGATAAATATTATTATGATGAGGAAAACAAGAAAATGAGTTTTGGTAAAGGTGGCGGTAGTAGCCAACAAGCACAGACAACAACTCCTACTCTGTCCGAAGAACAGAAGGCGTCAATTAGAGCAAACACAGAATTCTTAACTGGAACTATTATACCAACGTATAAAGGTGCAGTTGAAGGTGCTACAGAAGTTTATAACGTAAACGCACCAAGTGTATTACAAGCGGCACAAAATCAAGCACAACAAGCCGCACAAGCACAAGAAGTATTAGGTGGCACAGGTGAGAGTGCATTACGCACAGGTATTACTGGATTACAACAAGCGTTTGATCCAGCATATGAGCGAACAATGATACAAGCCGCACTTGCTCCAGGACAAGCACAGTACGAAGCAAACATTGCTAACCAAGCCGCACGGTTTGGTGGAGCAGGAACATTAGGAAGTGCAAGACAAGCGTTAGCTGATAGACAACTAGCAAGTTCTAATCAAGCCGCACAATTCCAAACAGCCGCACAAGTACAACAAGGCATTGCAAACCAAAGAGCACAAGCCGCAAGTCAGTTAGCAAGTTTTGGTCAAGGTGGTATAGGACAAGCATTAGGTGCCGCAGGCGCAGGCGTGTCAGCCGCAATGACACCTCAACAATTATACAATCAATATGCAAGTGTTATATTTGGTACACCATCTGCAAGTTATACTCCAGACTTTAGAGGAACACAAGGTTCTCAAGTTGATAGTGCAGGTAAGAAATCAAATTGGAACTTGGGTATTGCTCTTTAATTTAAAGGTAAAAAAGAACATGGTAGAAATTAAAAATGGGATGACAGAGTTGTCTAAGAAAGGAACTATAAAATGAGTTTTGCTCCACGACAACAACCTGGACCTAGTAGACAAGAACGTCAATCAGAAATGGAAGCTATTACAATTCAGCAAGAACGTGATGAAGAAGAAAGACGTTTACGTGCTGAAGAGGAAGCTAAAAACAAAGCTGAACGTGAAAGACTAATGAGAGAACAACAAGCCGCCGCAGTTGCTGTGGAAGCTTCTGCGTTTGGTGCAAATACTACTAGTAAGCCTACTGAAATTGAAGAAACAGTTAAAATTAAAACAAATCCAATTACTGGCGAACAGACAACAACACTAGAAGAGAAGGTACCGGCCGGCGTTCCTACTAGTATTGGTCCTGTTAGTCCTAACATGGAAGGCGGAGCCGCTCCAATCCCATTAACACCTACAGCAACAGCAAAGCCAGTTTCTCCAGACATGGAAGGCGGAGCCGCTCCAGTTGCAATGGGTGCTGGCACATTAACGCCAACTGTTGGTGCACCAGGTTCAATACCTACATTACAAGATACATTAGGTGCCGCTGATGAAGCAGGTGCTACTGTAACTCCTGGTAGTACACCAGCAACGTCAGGTGTAGAAGGACAAGCAGTTGCTCCAACAGCAAGTTTTACAGACCAAGCAAAAGGATTTTTAGAAAAGTTTGAACCTTACAAAAAACCAGATGAACAACCAGGACTTCCTAGTTTAGGTTCAGCTACACTAGGTGGTGGCGTAGGAGCTAGATCAGGCGGTGCTACATTACGTCCAGGTGAAATGCCTAAAGCAGTTATGCCAACAATGCCTAGTGCTCCAGCACAAGCACCAGGAGTAACTCCACAACTTCCAGGAGCAGGTTCAGTTGTACAAGCACCAAAACCAATAAGCACACAAATTGGTACTCCACAAGGTGGTATGGTATTACCAGATCAAAGAGAAATTGGTCCGTCAATTCCTCAAACAGGCATAACACCAGTTAGCTATCAAGTGCCTGGTGATGATGCTTATGCTATGGCACAACAACAGAATTATCCAATGGACGAACTAGGCAACTATTACGCTCCTAATGGACAAGTTATACGTCCAGGTACAACAATGGCTGACTTAACATCAGTATCACCAGGTGGTTTTGCTCCAACGCCAAACTGGACTGCACAGTCAGGTGAGAAGTTTGTAGCCGACAAAAAGTTTTATCCGCTTACAGGAGGACAACAGTTTGACAGTCCAGCACAAGCATATATGGCTGAGAAACAAGCTGAAAGAGAACAGATTGGTCCGGGCATTGATAGTGCTACCGTTCCTGTTATTAGGACAGAACAAGAAAACGCAATACTAGCACAAAAGAATGAAATGGAAGGTGGCATACCAGGACTTGTACCTGTTGATGTTGAAGACGCAACAAAAACAGTAGAAGCACAAGTACTTGCAAACTCCAATGATCCAGATGCACTTAAAAAAGTTATTACTAGTGAAACTGTAGATGTTGAAGTAAAAGACATTGCTAAAGAAAACTTAAAATTAACAACATTAGATAAAGTTAAACAAGAGAAAGCCGAAGTAAAAGGCAATGCAATTATTGCTAAAGCGGCAGCCGGAGATAAAACTGCATCTAAGCAACTTGCTAAAGCAATAGCTCCATCTACTAGCGATGAAGGAAGTTATTTTAAAGCATACTTGTTACAACGTTTTGGTTTAACTGAACTTGCAAGAGCAGAACAAAAGAAACTAGGTTCAGACTGGGCTAGACCAACATACCGTACTATTAATGATGATTCAGGTAAAGTTATTGGTAAAGTATTAGTTGATCATACAGGTTTTGCTATAAGCGGTATTGACAAAGCAGGCAATGCAATGACACGTAAAGCTATTGATGCAGGCAACTACCTAACATACAATCCAACATTGTCTAAGCACCAAAAGGGCGGAGGTATCCAACTTGCGGCTATTGGCACTAAAGGACAGCCAGGATTTATTGAAGCAGAAAACATTACATACAGAACTAATCCAGACGGAACTATAGATTGGGCAAAAGATAGCAAAGGTGAGATTATTACTGATGCTGGTAAACTTGCTAAAATACAAACACAAGTTTCAACTGCTAAAACTACAACTGATAGAGGCGTAGCAACATCAACAAGAGTACGTGATGCTAAAGGTGTTGAATGGTCACAAGTTCCTACTAAAACTGGAATGTTATTTTATGACAACTCAGGCGTAGCAGGTATTCCATCAGGCAAGACTGTACCTATTACAGTTAGCGGTGATGTTGGCTTACAAAAGAAATTAGCAGAAACTAAAGCAGGTGTTACACTTAAATATGCAGGTGCTATTGAAGCAACTAAAGCAGGTGCTAGCGAAATTGGTAAGTTTAATGCAACTAACGGAACTAACATTGGTTTTATTACATATGCACCAGGTGCTGAGCCAATCTTAGTTGACAAAAACAATAACAATCAACCTCTAACTCCAGATACTAACGGCAACATTACTGCTGTTCCAAACTCAAAAGTAGCTCCAGTTGTTCCTGGAGCAACAACTGAAGTTAAACCAGTTGTTCCGGGTGAAAAAGCAGTTGTTCCAGAAGTTAAAACAGAAGTTAAAACAGAAGAAGTTAGTGTTGCACCAGTATTCCAAACTGGTGCTGGTAATGAAGCAGAGAGTATTGCTCAATTTAATACTCGTGTTAAAAAGTATGAACAAGAACAAGCGTTAATTAAACAGAAAAAAGAAGCTGAAATTGCTACTGTTACAAAATCAAATGACCAGCGAGTATTAGACGCAAACAACCTTCTTAAAACTTCAGAGTTTTCTCAAGCAGTAGGAAGTCAAGAACTAATACCTGGTTATATTAAATTGTTAACAGAAAACAAAACTAACTTTGGTGGACCATTACAAGGTCAATTTGCATTAGGTAATATTAGTGCAGAGCAGTTCTTTGGTGACTTAATAAAAACTGAAGAAGGTAGAAACACTAAACAAATTTTAGATTTAATTAACGAAACAATCTTACCTGGTGTGAAAGCACTTGGTGCTAATCCAACAGATACAGACTTGCAGTTTATTATCAAATATAAACCAAAGGTAACTGATCCTCCTCAGGACATTGCACAGTATCTAGCAAGAGTTCAAAAGGTCTTTAATCGTTCGTACACAGACGCTCAGAAAGTTATTGAATCTAATGGCACATATGTTCCTAAATTTGAATTTATTAAAGGCGAAGTAGATAAGTCAAATCCTTTACTACAAGGAGTAAACTAAGATGGCAGACTTACAATCAATTTTAACTGATCCTAATTATACGGAAGCTAATATTGAAACTAAACAAGCTATCTTTGACAAGTATTCAGCAGGAAATGCTGATTATACAAATGCAAACGAAGACACAAAAGCACAAATACGTAAAGTATATGGATTAGAAGATGTTGCAATTGGATCTCAATTACAAGCAGATATAGATCGATTAAATCAACAAGACAAAGTGTCAGAAGAAAACACAATGACTGGTTTAAAGACCACAATGGCCGCAGTATCCCCGTATGCAACACAAAAGGCTTATAGTACGCCATTAAATGCAAAGAATCTTGGCACTATGGCAAAAACTGCCGCTCCGGGGATAGCAATGGATATGGTATCTGGTGTTCCTGGGTCTAGCAGAATTGCAGGTGCAGTATCACCTATGTTAAGTAAAGCCGCAGGTGCAACAAAAGACTTAGCAAAACTAGGCTTAAATGTAGGTTCTAGAGTATTAGGTCCTGTAGGAATGGCGGCCACAGCATATGACGCATATGATGTATACAATGATCCTAACGCTACTGCAACAGATTACATTCCACCAGCAGTAGGTGCAGTTGCATCAGCACCATTAGCATACAAAACTGCACAAGCAGTAGCACCAGTAGTTGGTAAAGCTACCGCACCAATAGGACAGTTAGTTAATAAAGGCGTACAAGCCGCAATACCACCTAGTAAAGCTGTATATGAAGCCGCTGAAGCACAAGCCAAAGCAAGAGGCGCACAAATAGCTAACATAGGTAGAAAATTTGCATTAGATAAACTTATTCCAGGAATGGCTAGTAAGGTATTAGGGCCTATTAGTGCAGTAGGTGGTATGGTAGTACCAAGTGCAAGTGAATCAGATTACAAATATCAATTTCCAATTACTGGACCAGCTAAAGGTAGCGAAATAAATCAACAAACTGGTCAGCCTTGGACAAGAGCAGAACTAGATGCGTACTACACACAATTTCCTGAAGAACCAGGAATAATAGATCAACTGTCTGGCTTTCTAAGCGAACAATTTAGTAACAACAAATAAAGGTAAGTATACATATGGAACATAATTTAAAAGATGACGAATATTCAGTAGTTGCATTGGCTAGGATAGATGCTGAAGCCGAAGTAGAAGCTGAAGATGACGAATACGATATGGAAGACGACAAAGCAAAAAGCACAGAAGAAGCATTATCTCAAGTGTTTAAAGATAACTTTGTAGCGTACTATCGCAGTCATGTTGCACATGTTAATATTGTTGGACGCAACTTTGTTAGTTTCCACACATTACTTGGTGGAATTTACGAAGAACTACAAAGTCAAATTGATGTTATTGGTGAATTAATGCGTACACTACAAGCGTTTATGCCTTCTTCCTTAGAATATGTTGTTGATCATTCACACTTATCCAACGAAGAACTATCTGGTACAGGTCTGGAATTACTTGAAGCAGTATACGAAGACTTAGAACATTTAATTGATTGCTATGGACATTTAAATCGTTGTGCTATAGATGACGGTCATGACGAGATTGCAAACTACGCACAAGAACGTATTTTATCACTTAAAAAACATTGTTGGATGCTTAGATCAACACTTGAAGATTAAACTGGTGCACCTTCTACTGGTGCAGTTGGTTGTGATTGTAGTTTTTTATAAGCATAACTTCCTCTAACATCATATCCATATCTAGCATGTAACTTTAAAAACGTATCACGTTCACCACGCATAGTAGTTGAACATATAACACTAGTTCCTGCATAATGAGCAAAGTTCTCCCATATCCTTAACATATCTTTTAGTAATTGTATTCTAACACGTGGACTTAGTTCTAAATCTACGTGTGCCATACGTACACTAACCATAATGTCATCACTCCAGGCGGTTCGGTCACCATTCTTTGCCCAAGTATAAGCTAATAACTTTCCTTCAGGTGTTTTAGCAACACTTATTAATTCGCTTGTAGGTAGGTAAAATTGATTAACAACTGCAAACATAATGTTACGTGCATATGTTATTGGCTCAGGTGTAAAAATTTGATCTATTTCTATTTGAAAATTAGCTTCAGCCATATCAACAATTGGTTGTACGTCATTGCCTGTGGCGGCACTCCAGGTATATTCTATCATTTCTTTTCCTTTCAATATACTGTATTTAATCCTAGCCGTTTGGTCGTGCTAAATAATAGCATGACAGATACAACTAGAAAATCAAAACGCAAGCCTGGTGAAAACCGAGGTGGTGCTAGACCTGGTGCTGGAAGACCTAAAGGTGCAAGAGATCAGGTATCAATTCAATCTTTATTAGAAGCACTAAATGATCAGACCGGAGGTTTAGATTACGAATCTCTATTGGTTGCTGACTTCTTGCAATGTCGTATGCAAAACGACAAACAAACAACTTTAAAATATCACAATCTTATTTTAAACAAAGTCATGAATAGTCTTACTAAAATAGAAGTTACTGACAGTAAAGAAGCTATTGAAGCAAAGCAAGTTGCTTTTGCTGAAGCACTAGCAAAACTCACTGGTGTTAACGAAGACTAAATACATTGACAGGAGATTAGAATGGCTGACAAGAAAAAACCAAAGTTAAACATTAAAAAAGCAATTAAACGCCCAGGTGCGTTAAGAGCAAAACTAGGTGCGAAGCCTGGTAAGCCCATTCCAAAAGCAAAACTTAATAAAGCGGCTAAGGCTCCTGGATTGCTAGGGCAACAAGCAAGGTTTGCAAAAACCCTACGTACATTTAAAAAAGGAAAAAAGTAAATGCGAAAAAATAAAGCACTAGATAGTAATTTAGATTTTGCGGGAATGACTGGCGACGGCGTTAACCGTGGAAGTACTAAGTTAAATGTTAACCACTACACCGGTTATGCTAATGACGGCACATTAATGAATGTTGGTCGTGGTCCTACTAAAGGAAACACAAGCAGTAAAAAGACACCAGGAAGCAGTCCTCTACCTGCTAATGTTAAAATTAAAGATCCTGATTACATCAATGGTGGACATCAAGTACGTACACCAGGTGGAACAACTGCAATGCCAAATTTCAAAGATCCATCATTTATTAACGTTGGACGTGGACCAACTAAAGGAAACCAATAAAATGCATGACAAGTACACAAGTAAAAACATCAATCAAAAACAAGGACCTCGTACTGGTAACAAAGGTACTCCAAGCAAAAGAGAAGCTTTCTTAAATGCAAAAGAGTCAAGTAGCAGTGATAAAGTTTATCTTGCTAAAATGGTAACTGATGCACTTGAGTCACGTGGTAGATTTACTGCCGCTAAAACACAGCCTGCTTTTGAAGGACTTCACCCTAATACTAACGTTGGTCGTGGACCTACTAAAGGTAATGGTGGTAAGCCTAATAAAAGAGCATCTGGCGCACCTAGGTAAGATAGGATGTCAGGTGGAAAGGTTACATCAAATGCATCACCTGGTTTAGGTGCAAACATGCCTCCTGCTATGCAAAACCAAGCAGGCAATTTTATTATGAATCCAAGTATGTCTCCAGCTGGAGGATACGGTGGAGGTAAATCATTTGGAGCTGAACCAACTAGTAACCAACCGTTTACACCAACACCATACGAACGTGGACCTATACGTACACAAACTGAAAGGTTTCGTGGAGCAAATGTAGGCCGTCCACCGAGAGCTGGAGAATTATATGGGCCAGTTGCACCAACAATGCCTACTCCTGTTCCAGACATGCCTACTCCTATAGCAGACATGCCTATAACTGAAACAACACCAGGTAAAGAAATAGGTTTTGGTATGGATCCAACTGTTCCAATGCAAAACGAATTACAAACTAATACTCCAGGTATAAGTTTTGGATTTGGTACGCCACCTACTGCACAATACACAAATGATGTGTCGTCAGGTATATTTGATGAATCTAACAGTTCTGAAATACCTATGATACAACCAGCAGGTACATACACTACAGCACAAACACCAAACCCATTTAGTCCTGCTCCTAATTTATTCAACAATATTAGACAGTACTAAGTAAACTACAGGATAGATAATCCTGTATAGAAATGAAAAGGAAATGATTATGAATAGAAGCGAAGAAACACCCAACCCTTGGGATACACCTGTAGAAGGTGTAGAAGAAAAACCTACCAAAGCAAAAAAAGCAAAAACACAAGCAAATGAAGAAGCCGCACCAGTAGAACGTAATACTGAGTTTGACTTTGATCTTGAAGGTCTTATGAGTGACTTTCCAACTGCAACTGAACTAGAACGTTTTGTATATGACGTCAAAGGCGTTGTACTTGCACTTAAAGGTCGTGCAAACAAATTAAAATATCAAACAGCAATGGATGTTCTTAATGGATTAGAAGTAGATCCAAAGTTTATTGGTGATGAGAATCCTTATGTTGAGAAAAGCGAACTTGTTCCTCTTGATCAATTAAAAGAGCCAGCAAAAAGCGACCCAAGCATTCCAACAAGAGCAAACTTACAAAATGAATTTTACAGTCCATTTGTTCCGCATCCAGACTTTGAGTCAAGAGCACAAGACAGAAAAGTACATTGTATGTTCCGCAAATATAATAATGGACTAATCACTTATGAGATACTTGGACCATTGTCTAAGAGACCTATTGGTGAAAAACTTGATAAGTTTGGACGTAGTCGTCCTGAAAAGATTATTTGGGTTGACCCACGTACTGGAGAACAAATTGTTCAAAGAGCTGATGGCACACTAACACCACAAGGTAAACGTTTACGTGCTATGATGCAAGCCTTTAAAGTTAACAATAGCAATCAATGGGATACATGGGTAGACAGAGAATTTATTAGTACAAGTCAAGCCGCTAGACAAAATCCTTGGGATCTTGGTTTAGAAGCTAATGGCTAAAACTGATATAAGAGATGGAATGATTCATAACGCACAACAAGAGCGTATGACTCGCGATACATTGATTATGCAAAAAGTAAATGGTGCTCATAGGGAAGCGTTTAAAACACGCTTCCCAGGGCAAATTGAACATTGCATGAGATTAACTGCTGAACGACTACAAGCAGTATTAACTAAAAAACCCAAAGATTTAACTAACCCAGAAACATGGGATTGTACTACGGACGACATATTGCATTTAACACAAGCGTTACAATGTTTAACTGACATCCAGCAAACATATCCTATAGAGGAATAAAAATGATACACTTAAAAAGCAAAGACAAATTTATTAATGTTGCACACAGAGAAGATAGTAGTTTAGATGTTAAACTAAAGTTTATTGAAAAAGACGTTGTACATTTTCAAATACGTCTAAACGAAGACGGAGCTGGCGAAACAGAAATTGATTATTATTTTACACAAGAAGAAGTACACACCCTTATTGAATATTTAGATGGTGCACTAGCACACAAGGCTTAACGCATGTTAGGTACTGACATATTAATGTCAAGAGCATTACGTTACGTATTAGATCAACATAGTGTTGCACCTGAAACGTATGCAATGATGCCTACTAATTTACGTGATCAGTTAGAGTCATTGGTATATGACATTGCTGAGGATATGCGTTATAATCAACTAAAATACTTTCGACCATTTGATCATCAATTTGAATTCTTTAAAACAGGAGACAGTGATAGACGTGGTATACTTGCGGCTAACAGGATTGGTAAAACAGTAAGCACTTGTTATGAAACAGCAATGCATTTAACTGGACAATATCCTGATTGGTGGGAAGGTCACCGATATAAACAACCTATTACTTGTATGGTTGCTGGTGAGGGTTGGAGTCAGGTTGCACTTGTTTTACAAAACGAATTACTAGGAACACAAGATGTAAAAATGGAACAAAACTTAGGTACTGGTGCTATTCCACGTGATTGTATTAATACAGAAACAATGCGTAATGATGGTGCTAACTCTATTGGTGTAGAAGTAAAACACATAACAGGTGGTTACAGTTATTTGTTATTTGCAAACTACACACAAGAAGTAAGACAGTTACAAGGTTTTAAATTGAACTTGGCTGTGTTTGATGAACAACCACCAGATCCTTTCTTTAGTGAGGTAGTTACACGTACTGCTACTACACAAGGCAAAGTGTTATGTTCGTTTACGCCACTTAAAGGACTTAACGGACTTGTTAGTAAGTTTTGGAATAAAGAAGAAGGTTATGAATTTATTCGTGTTGCATGGGACGATGTTCCTGAATATGATCCGTGGGGACATCCATTCCTATTAAAAGAAACAAGACTACAACTAGAACGAGATTATTTGCCACATGAACGTGAAGCACGTATTGCTGGTAAACCAGTTATGGGTAAAGGTGCTGTATTTCAAATTAGAGATTGGCCAATATATAGAACTGGTGATTATGACTTTGGGTCAATGCCTACTATTAAACGTGTTATTGCACTTGACTTAGGACTAGTAAATGACCAAACTGTAATTAGTTTAATGTATTGGGAGCCATATGAAAAGATAGCATTCTTGCATAAACAAATTATAGTACAAGGAATAGAAGAAGCAGTTCCTACGCAATACATCAATCACTTGTTGAGACCAGAAGTATTTGGTACTCCTATTGTACTACCAGCTGATGCTAGTCAACAAGGACGTTATACAATGAGTGCTAATAGCATACGTGAGTTATTTGAAAGTTACGAATTAAATGTTTATGAAAAAGCAATTATGAATCCGCCAGATCAAAATGGTAAAGTAACTAATCACAAAAGCTATGGTATCAACCAAATGAGACAAATGTTAGAAGTAGGTAGTTTAGTAATAAATGAAAACTGTACACAGTTTTTAAGTGATGCACAAAACTATTATGTTGATACACAAGGACGTTTTAGTGATCCAGATGATACTATTGACAGTTGCAGATATGCACTACTTGCTTGTTTACAAGGTATTGCTGAAGATTGGGATTATAGAACACCTCAAGAACGTATGGCTATGCAAAGAGATCTATATTATCAACGCAAAGAAATTAGAAATAACAATCCATTAAAGAACACATATGATCCAGCACAATAAGCATATCGGATTTATATGCATAAATAAGTTAACAGTAAAGGAAACCATAAACAAATGTTGGATATAAAAAATATACCTATTTCAGATATCAACACCAACAAACGCAGGTTACGTAAGTTTGTTGAGATGAAGGGCAACTTGGATGTTAAAATGAACTCCTACTTGCGATATCTTGCTACAAAAAATGCAATTAACAGAGCTAGTGACTATCACTATCTTAACCTAGCAGTTACAAACAGTACTGCACCAGTAAATGGAATTGATTATATCCATCCTAGCGTAAAGCCAGTAGTTGATTATGCAACTGCTGTTATTGCAAAAGGATTAATGCCTAACGGAGAGATTAACTTTGATTTTATAGCTGACACAACTGACACAGAAGCCGCATCACGCCAAGCAACTAGAATGGTTAATACAGTTGTTAACCAAATGAATGATCCTCACTTTATTTTAGAGAGATGGGTTATGGATGCATGTATGCATAAAAACGGCATGATGATGATTAAACCTGTACGTGAACAAGTAACACGTTATGTTGACACAGAAGGCACTATGGAACAACTACGTGCATTTGAAGCACAAGCACAAGATTCAGGACTAACTGCTGTACGTCAAAGCAGACGTAAAGACACAGTTGATTTAGAAAAAGTAATGGCAGAAGTACAAATGCTAATGCCTGATGCAGATGCAATGTATACAGATAACATTACAACAGAATATGTTAATTCAATTGACGTTGAGGAAGAAGACGATACATTGGATGCGGCCGCTATGCACACTAATATGGTTGAGCAAGTGCAAAATACAGAAGCACCTGAATTACTACAAAGTCAAGATGATATCTTACAAGAAGCAATTAAACGTAACACAATTTACAAAGCAAAATACAAACTAACTGGTTATACTATTAACATTAAGTTTCATCCAATTGAACAGCATTACTGGGTATGTGATCCAACTGTACCTGAAATACGTGATCAACCTTTCTGTGGTTTTTATGATCCAATGACTGTTGCTGAAGCATATGAATTATATCCAGATATGGACTTAGAAGAATTTGAAAAACATGCAGACTATAACTCTAACGGAGCATACCAAGCAGGTAGTGTATTAAACAACTTAGCAATACATGCAAGAGATAGTGTTCCTGTACAAGGCATTCCAGTTGATTCAGCCGCTGACAGTGATCCTGCAGGTAGAATGGTTAGTATTGTTACAGTATGGAATCGTTGTGATATTGATGGTGACGGCGAACTTGAATTAATTGAAATTGTTTATTCAGGTACGTATATTATTAGTGCAAAGGAAGTTGAATTTATTCCTGTTGCTAATATGTGTCCAAAGCCACTACCAGGAAACTTTTATGGTTACTCAGTAGCTGAAAGTGTTATTCCAATGCAGGAATACTTAACAAGTGCTATGAGAGCTGAAATACAATTAGGACTACTAACTGCTACTCCACGTGTTGGTGTTAAACCAGACCGTGTTGATTTTGAGATGATGCAAGATGGCGAAGCGGCTATTTTTATCTTAGACAGTAAGTTTGATCCAAGCAAAGACATTTATCAAATGCCACCCCCTTCAGGAAACTTACAGTTCCTTGAAGTTGCAATGAATCGTATCCAACAAGATACAATGGCAATGGTTGGTATGACTACACCACAAGACGTGTTTAATCCAGAAGTAATGGCAGCCGGTAACTCGGGTGTTAAGTTACAACTTGCATTAAGTCCAAACCAAATTGTTCAAGACAATACTGTACGTAATGCGGCAGAAGGTCTAAAAGAATCTCTTTGGTTAGTGTGGCGTACATTAATACAGTATGGTGATGATTATGGTGTTAAGAAACTAGCATCTGAAAGCCATCCAGACAAACTACCTGTATTCTTAGACTATGCGGCTTGGGACGATATGAACTTTACAGATCGTAAGCAAATGCAACTAGAACTAGCAGTTGGTATGATGAGTGAAGAAAACGCAATTAACAGACAACAAATTATACGTAAAACACAAAGTGAACTTTATACAACAGTACAAGGAATGGCACAACAAGGTACATTAACACCTGATTTATATACTAAAATTAAAAAGCCTTTCGAAGACACATTGTATGTGTTAGGTGTAAAGGACTGTGATGCGTATCTACCAACAGATGAAGAAGTAGGACAAATGATTGAAATGGGTAAAGCGGCCGCTGAAAATGCAACACTTGATCCACTAGATAAAGAAAGAATGTCCAAAGTTAATCTTAACACAGCTAAAGCTGTTAAAGAGAAAGTTGAAGCCGAAGCTATTATGGCAGAACTTAATGGAACAGATGCAGAAACACAATTAGATTACTTGTCTGTTGCTACTAAGGGACTTGGCAAAGTTTATAGTTAAAATATAGAAAAGGAAATGAAATGATAAGTGACGAAGCAGTTGAAGCCTATAATAATAGGCTGACTATAGATACATCTAATTTTAGTAAGTTAACAACATCACAAAAAGATACACTAAAAGCATATGGTGACATGGCAGAGAATCTTTGCACAAACAGAGATTTAGCCATGTTCGTCCATCACTTTAAGTTTGAAATTACAGATCAAATTATTGGGATTACTGCACACACTCCAGAAGCAAATGCTGAAAGAGTGGCGCTTTCCAATGAACTGCGTGGTATTGACAATTTTATCAACAGTTTAAAAATAGCAGTATACAGAAAAAATCGACTAAACAAAGACCAGTCATAGATTACTGGCATAAATAAAACTAGGTAACCAATAGGCCCTAAGAAAAGGAAATAATATGAACGAGATCAGCCCTAACGCCACTACAGAAGGCGCGGTCACTGACCAAAACGCAGTTCCAAGTTTAGACTCAATAGCAAATAAGATGGCCGCAATGCGTGAAAACACAGAGCGTAATCAACTGAATGCTACTGAACCAACTGCAACAGGAAAAGATGTAGAGGCTAACGAAGCATCTGAGCCTGAGGTACTTACTTTCGAGGAAGAAGCACCTGAAGTTGAAGAACCCCAAAACGATATTGAGGAAGGCACTCAAGAAGCAGAGGCCCAGGAAGAAGTAGAATTAGATACTACAGAAGAACCTGTAAGCCCTGAAGAAACTGAGTCTACAGCAGACGAATTAATTGATTTTATTGAATTCGCAGAAACTAATCCGAACGCCAAGTTCAAGTTTATGCGTAATGGTAAAGAAGTTATTATCGACTCTAAGAAAGCCGCATCTATATTAGGCCAAGGTTCTGCAATACACGAAGAAGCAAGACAATTAAAAATTGACCGAGCTAGTTTCGACGAAAGTATGAAAGAAGCTCGTGCAAAGCAAGAAGGCTTAAATTTAGCAATGGAGTTTACAGTCCAGCCAAAGTTGCAAAAAGCATATGATGAGATCTTAAAGACTCAAAAATATCAAACTGTTTTTAATCAGCAACTACAGCAGGCAACTGATCCATCCGAACAAGCCAGGATACAAGCTAGTATGCAACAGAATGAACAATATATTGCAACGGTACAACAAGAGATTTCTCAGTTACAACCAGCAGTTAATCAGTTCAGACAAATACGTGCTCAGCAAGTAAAACAGCATTTGGACTATGCTCGTAAAGGCTTTACAGATAAAGAGTTGAAAAACGAATATGTGTATAACGAATTACGTGACAAAGTTGCAAAGTCATGGAAACATGCTAGTGCTGAAACCATACCTGGTGTGGCTAATATTGATTTGATATCAAGCGACGAAGAGATTTTATCTCTAGTGCGAGATGGATTACGATACAGAGATAAGCCAAAGAAAACTCGCTCTGCAGGTTCAAGTATGGCACAACTTACTAACCGTAAAGGCGCAAGTCAAAGCCAAAGGAACCAAAATCAAGGAATTGACAAACTTCGTGAACAAGCCAATAGCGGTGATAAAAAAGCCGCGGACAACCTCTTAATGGCTCAGTTGAATAGAATTCGACAGTCGAGAGGTGGTAGATAAAATAAACATAATAATAGGAGATTAATATTATGGCTTTCATTACAACTGCCAACATTGGTAACGGAACAACTGCGTACGAAACTGACATCGTTGTTAAAGATCTCGATCTTGACGTTTCCAATAGGGTAAAAGACGATACACCTGTTCTTAACATGTGTATGGCAAAGAAGCGTAAAGTAAATTCAACTCTTCCACTATGGACAGACGACATTTACAGAGCGCCAGCAGTACAGGCTCAAGTAGAAGCCGCCGCTGTTTCAGCCGCTAACGCTGAAGTAAACCAAAGATTTAACTTAGGTAACTACACCCAGATTTTCCAAACTACTATTGCTTCCTCAGGAACAGCAAGAGCAGTTGAGCAGTCAGGTGGAGATCCGCAAGCATACCAAGAAGTCAAACAGCTTATCGAAATGATGTTTGATGTTGAGATGCAATTAGTTAGAGCAGACCAAATCGGTACAAAGTACGGTGGACAAGCTGGTCTAGCAACTCCTGCTCCTAACACAGGACGTAGAATGGGTTCATTATCATCTTTTGCTGGTACACAGTCATTTGGTGCTACTGGTGGATTAATTGCTAACGTTACAACTAACACCAACAACGAAACAACTGACGTTCCAGTTGCGGCTGCCGGTGCATTAAACGTTAACTCAGATGGTTCTCAGTTCTACACAGGAACTTTTACTAACGAATCATTTTCACCAGCTCTATACAAGCAGTTAGTAACTACTGCGGAACAGCGTTTCAACGCAAAGATCCGTAGCGTTGTTGCTCCAACTAGCTTGAGAACTAGTATCAGTGATAACATTGCTCAATCAAGAGGAATCAACCGTGTTAATTCCGAAAGAGGCGATACTATCGCAACTTACGAAGGTGATTTTGACTACACTTACGAAATTTATGATTCTTGGATCATGGATGCCGCTGGTGCAGAAAACAAAATCTACTTCCTAAACGATGAAGTTATCCAGTGGGGTTCATTACGTGATCTTGGACCAAACAACGAAGTATTCTCAAACTCAGATGCTTCATTAGATCAGTTCATCATGGAAGGTACATTGATTGTACGTAACCCAGCAGGCGTAGGTGTTCTTAACGACATCGAGTCTGGCACAAGTGCTCCACTACCTGGACCACGTGTTGCCGCACTTGTACAAAGAACAAACGCAGGACCTGGAGACGTTACTCCTTAATCGTTATTCGATTAATTGTACATGGGAAAAGGGGTCTTCGGATCCCTTTTCTTTTGGTAAAGATAAACTCATGGAACAAATAGACTAAATACTTGTATGGAAAATTATAGCAACAACCCCGAGCATCTCAGTGATGAAGATCCGGAAAAAGACTTAGATTACATGCGTCAAGACAAAGGTGGAGTTGTTACTTCACACAATGGCGTAGGTGATAAATTGCTTAGTGGCAACAATGAACTTTATAATAGCATGAAAGGTGATTGGTCACGTAAAGCATTAAACAAAAGTGGTAACATAGAAGTTACTACCGGCCGAGAAGGCAACAAATTTTATATTAGGCGCGAACAGAAAAACATTGAAGCGATAAAGCAAGGTGTTCGCGAATACAGACAACTAGCAGAAGCAGGATTCCCTGATCCATTAGCACCAGTTATGCCTGATGGTAAACTTGGTTATAAATGGATGGAGCTACCAAAAGCTATTAGCTTTGAAATTGCAGAAACATACTTTGGCGGCATGCCTTGGGAAGCAATCAAACGTGATAAAACACTTAAAGCACAATTTTATCAAGTAGTACAAACAGAGTATCCAGCATTTATTTGTTACCCAGGTGGCAAATTACCTATTCCAGTTGATGTGCCGTATCCGACACGAGTTGGGCAAGAACGCTTCTTTAGAGGACATTAAAAAATATGTTTGTAATCCCCAACGCTAATACGTTATTAACGTATATTAAAGATTTTACTGGTAGTAGTGATGATAATGAAATAAAGCAATGCATTTTTATGGCAGAGCTGTCAATGCGTAACATTGAGTTACCTGTACTACGTAGTGATCCATATGATGCAGAGTATATTGCAACTGCTGATGCACAAGGTAGAGTTCCTATTCCAGGTGACATGAACAAGCCAATATTATTCTTTCAACAAGGTGGTACAACTCCAAGTCCAACTGGTCCTTGGATTGTTTATGATCGTATAGGGGACAGACGAATCATTGCTGAAACAATGATTGCACAATTTTATAAAAATACACCTAATGCACCAACAATTTACAGAGGAAACTTTAGTGAAGTTGGAACCAATTATGAATTTACACCTCCACTTGGAGCAGGCGCAGAAGTTAACTTGTATTACTACAGAGCTTGGCCATTATTGTTTGCTCCGTTATTAGATCAAACTATTAGTACTACAGGAACTGTTACATTTCCATTAGGACCGTTAGGTAATCCTCAACTAGTTGGAATGACACAAACAACAGGCTTAGCACCAGGAGATCAGATATTAGCAGGAAATGGCACAGGTGTACTTGGTGGCCCTGTAGCAACAATTATAACAATTGATAGTGCAACATCATTAACTTATAGAGTTGACAGTGGTCCAGCCGCAGTTGCTGGTACTGTTATAAATGTTTCTCTAACAGGAAAAGATATACAGAATAATCAAGTATTATCATCATGGCCAGAAGGCTATGTGTATGCTACATTACGTGAGTATTACTTAAAAAGACATAATGAGGTTGATGCCGCAGTATATGAAGGTAAGTTTAACCAAGCATGGAACGTAGTAGAAGACCAAAACAATTATGGTAAATGGAGTGGAGGCACTACGAAGTTAACAAGTGTTTGGCAACCACGCAAATACATGAACTTCAACAGATAAGGACAAAAATAAATGGCAGATAACACACTAACCGTATCATCAACCAATACAACTAGTTTGTATGGAGGGCAAGGATCAGCATTTCCAGCACCACCAGGTGATATTGTAATTAACGGTGATTTAGAAATACGCGGATGTGATTTAACTAGTCCTTGTGCAGATTTTAATTTATTAAATGTATCTCCAACAACAATTAACTTTGGTGGTAATGCAAACTTAAACATGGGTAAAGCTGGTGGAACTACAACACTTAGAAGCGGAACACTAGTTGGTACAGAAACAACACAAAACGCTTACAACAGCGTAGCAACAACACTTAACATTGGTGGAACAGCTACTACACTTAACGTAGGCGCAGGCACTGGAACAGCTACTATAGGTAATCCAACAGTAGTAGGATCAAGTGCTTCACAGGATTTATACAACACAACTGCAACAACATTAAACTTTGGTGGTGCGGCAACTGCACTTAATGTAGGTGCTAATAGTGGAACACTTACTATTGGTAATCCAACAGTAGTAGGAACACAAGCAACACAAAACTTATACAACACAACTGCAACATCACTTAATTTAGGTGGAGAGGCTACTGCAATTACAGTAGGCGCAGGCACTGGAACACTTACTGTTAATAATCCAAATATTGCTGGTACTAACACTACACAAAACTTATTCAATACATTTACAGATACACTTAATATTGGTCAAGCCGCTACTACAGTTAGAATTGGTGCTAATAGTGCTACTCTTGGCATAGGAACAAACTTACAAATTGAATATGATCAAAACAACAACAGATTAAGCTCTCCACAGTTTGAATCTAACAGTGGTAACGAAACACAATTAACTGTTAAAGGTCCTAATGACACTACATCAGCACAAGGTACACTTGAAGTATTCAACAAAGAAGACATGCAAAATGGTAAGTTTATCAGCGTGGAGTCCAATGGAGAAGCTGGTGCTAATGCTGGTTGGCCTTTTGCAATTAAAACAGGAACATATACTGCTAACGTACTAGCCGCAAGCAACAACATTATTTCATTTATAGATGGAACCACTAGATATGCAACAATTAACCCTGCTGGTCCAACACTTGCTACAGACCTTGTAACAAAAGCATATGCTGATAGCAGTGATGACAATACAACATATACAATTAATGCAGGTACAAATGCAGGTGGTGCTGACTTAAACTTAGTTGGTAGTGATGCAAGTACAGATACTATATTATATGCATCTGGCACAGGTATATCAGTTGTACAAACAGACGTAAACACAATTACTACTTCTCTTAACGCAGATATTAATGACTTAAATGACGTTGATATTACTGCAGGCGATGCTGGCGACTTGTTAACATATGACGGTGCTGATTGGATTAACAGTAAATCAATAAGTGGCAATGATTCTTATAGATTTACAAGAGCAACTGGTGGTACTGGTAGTAATGCTATGTTCTTCCTTAGAAGAACACGTACTGGAGGCAATGCCGCTAACTTCCAAGGACCTTGGTTTGTTGGTGAATATGGTGCTGATAACTTAACAAATGCTCCTATTGCTTCAATGAACTTCTTGTATCAAACAAGCACAGGATCAGGTAACGTAGTTAGATTTACAAGCCATCCAGGTTCAACTGGTACATCAGATAGGATTGCACAATTCAAGCGTGGTGACTTTACTTTTTATAAAGACCTCAACACTGGCTTAGGCACAACAAACGTAGCATTGGCAAATATAGCAACCTCAGGTACTACTATTACAGGTACTGCCGCAAGTCAGATTTCAGTATCTAATGCTAGTGGCTCATCATTCCAACCAATCTTTATTTTAGAAAGAAACAGAACCAACAACACCGTACCAAATAATGGTGACAGAGGTGACTTTAGAATTCAAATTAGTGGTAGCACTACTGAATACAACATTGGTAAAGTTGAAGGTGTGTTTAATAATGCTGGCAACCATGAACTAAGTTTAAACGTTTTTGATGGTACTTCTGGCTCAGGTGCTATTTCAACACAAGTTATTAAAACTACAAGAAAAGAAACAAACATTACACATATCCCAAGTGCTGGTGGTGCACCTGCAGACGTAGCTACGTTTAACAGAGACGTAATTACATTTACAAGTCCAGTACAATTTCCAAGTTATATTGCGGCGGATGCTCCGGCAAGTGGTTTATCAGGACAGCAAATTTCTATTAGCGATAGTACGCCA